ACATCCAGTGTCCGCTTCTTGGAAAAGCGTCCTCCAACTCCAGCTTTCATCGCTTTATCCTCCCTAGAAAGGCCGGGCGCTCCTCTTTGGGGTCCGGCTTGCAGTGGTACTTGAACGGGCAGTCGTAGCAGACGTACTCCTTGGTGACCCTCTCGGGGAGCACTCCGGATTTGACGGCTGCTAGGATTGTTTCTGCTCGGCTTGCTTGCTCGTGCCATAGCGCGTTGTCGACGGGGACTTCGAACTCTTTGATGGTACCGATGTCTTTGTCGACGTAGATGTAGGAGACGGTGTCCAGTTGGAAAGTACCTGCCCTCCCGTAGATGGTCGCCTGCTTCCTGTGGTCTTTGGACGCGCTGCTACGCTTTGCGTGGCCGAGAGTACTTTCGGACTTGATTTCCACCCCGTCCTTCCCGTCCACGCCGTCGCAGTGACCGTAGATAGATAAGGGTCGGTTCCTCACTGGAACTTCGGCTTGGAAAGTCGAAGAGTAGCCGAGGAGCATTTGTACTGTGTCGTGTATGCAGTGACCGTAGTGGAAGACTCGTCGAAGCGCCGCGTCAACGGACGATTTCCGCGTCACGCCCTTCAGCGAGTAAGCCAGGCGCCTGTCACATGACGTGATACTGAACTCACTAGGATGAAAACAATGAGTCGCGCGCTTGTTCTTTTCCTTGTTCAAACTCCACAAATAGGTCTCTAGCTTCTTCTTGATGCGGACCGCCGGCTCGTAAGACAGCCCTCGCAGAGAGAATCCCTTGCTCGTGTCTGTTCGGATGGCCTCTGAGCAGCCCTTCTCGTTGAAGGGGCACCTTTTGCAGGACACGTTCTTCCGCCCGACTTGGTCCCGCTCGGCACACTCAATGTTCCGGATGTACTCCTTCAGCTTTGGCAGCTGGATGGTGTAGTCCCCGAGAACTTCCCAGAAGGACCACTTCTGGGTGTTTTGTTCCATCCACACGAGGACGACTTTGTCAAAGCCGAGCACTGCTGCTTTCAGCGCCGCCGATAGCAGCGCCTTGTTGGTTGGCTTCGAAGCTGACCAGGTACGCTTCGGCACCATGCTGAAGTCGATGAGGGTGCCTTTGTAGGCGCCGAGCGCTTCGAAGCGTATTCCTCCGACGGAGCGTACGTGTACAGGCGTGAACTCCGACCCGAAGGTCTCGATGAAGTAGTCCTGGACCTTGTCCCTCATGAGCGGTTGCGCAATTTCTAGGAGGGCTTCTTCTGGCGTCCGTGACTTGCTGTCGCCCATGTGAAGAGCGTGGTGGAGTGGGCATTGGACCCGTAGCAAGTCTTCCAGTTCTACCGTCGTGTTCTGACAGAAGTCGTTTTCCAGAACCTCTATCAATCTAGGTGTGAACTTCACTTTCGGCTCTCTTGTATACCTTTTTGAAGGCAGACTCGTGCACCAGTACGCCCGGGGGGTCGAGCGGTATGAGGCAGGGCGTCTTCGCCACAGGCCTCACGTAGTAGTTGATGCGTCCCATATTGGTTGTGTCCGTGGGAGGTACCGCCTCGTAGGCGTTCCACCACTCCGCGCGGACGATGACGAAGTCTCCTCCGGTACGGAGGAAACGGACGTGGAACATAGGCTCCTCGCCGGCGAGGAGAGAGCCCGAGACCACCCTGGTCCAGTACTTTTGGGTCAGTAGGTACTGGCCCGTACGTGTTTGCTTCGACTCGGTTCTCCATGCGTGGAAACGCCGGCCGTCTTGGTCGTTGTTGAGCGCTCCGGAGGCGGGGGTCTCCCTTGCTCCTACGAGTGAGTTCGCGTGTGTCTCTTGGCGGCGGACTGACAGGCGGTTTTTCAGGTGGCGTGGTTGTTCGCGAGGGGGCGCGTGATCACACGTGTCCTTGTGAGGTATCTTGTCCTCGATTCTGTAGCCTTGCCGCCTCTTTTCTCCGATGTAGACGTTACCCGTTGCTCCGCAAATGCGGCAGACTACTCCTCGACGCCATCCGCGCTCTAGGTCACCCATCGTTGTTGATGCTGGCAGCCAGCGCGGCTCGTACCTTCTGCACAACGTCGGGATTTCTCTCGATGTACTGGACGGCGACCTCACGTCCTTGCCCCATCCTCGTCGTTTCCTTGCCGTTCACGACCGAGTACCAGGAGCCCGACTTCTTGAAGACCCCCAGATTGAGTCCGTAGTCCAGAGCTTCGCGGGCCTGGTCGATACCTTTTCCGAAGATGAGGTCGAACTCGCACTTCTTGAAGGGCGGCGCGACCTTGTTCTTCACCACCTTCACCTGAACACGGTTGCCGATGGCGTCCTCGCCTTTCTTCACCGAGCCGATGCGCCGAATTTCGAGCCGCACCGACGAGTAGAACTTCAAGGCTTCTCCGCCGGACGTAGTCTTCGGAGAGCCGAACGAGACGCCAATCTTCATTCGAATCTGGTTGATGAAGATGACGGTGCACTTGCTCATTGCGACTGCCGACGTGAGTTTTCTCATCGCTTGCGACATCAGACGAGCCTGTGCCCCCGGATGGGATTGTCCCATGTTCCCATCGATTTCTGCTTTGGGAACCAGTGCGGCCACGCTATCGACGATGACGAGGTTTGCCCCGCCTCGGACAAACACCTCGACGGCCTCGAGTGCGTCTTCTCCGCAGTCGGGCTGCATGATTAGCAGCTCATCGGTGAGCACTCCTAGCTTCCCGGCGTACTCAAGGTCGAGCGCGTGCTCTGCATCTACGAAGCATGCGAGGCCACCGAGCTTTTGTACTTCGGCGGCACACATCAAGCAGAACGTAGTCTTGCCCGACGCCTCTGGTCCGTAGATTTCTGCGACGCGCGCCAGGGGCAGACCACCTACGCCAAGGATGAGGTCAACCCCCATAGAGCCTGTCGAAATGGGGATGACAGCTCTGGCGCCCTTGATGCGGTGCTTACCTTTGTACGTCCCGACGGGACTGTCACCGTCAATAGCCTTCCCCACCGAGTCGATGATTTTCCCGATGTTCTCCATCCTCTCCGCCTTCGTAGCCCCGAATTGGAATGCGTCAGCGCTGGTTGCGGATTTCCTAGCCATCAACCCTCCTTCTTGAGCTTGGCTTTGGCCTTCTCGGACTTCTTCATCTTGTCGATGTCCTTCTGCGCCTTCTTGGTTGCAGTCTTCTCTACGCCGCTCTTGACGACGCCCTGCTTTTCGATGCTCACGGGCTTCTCCTCGAGGAACTTGCTGCCCTCTTCTGGGTGGTGTCTTCTGGGTTTTATTTCGCATCGCCCCACGTATGGGCAATGCCTGGCTCGGCGATGAGAGGGACGGCAAGTCCCTCCGCCCACGGGTGCTCCATGTACTCCTGGATGATTTCGGCAGCCTCAGCTGCGTGCTCTTCTGGGCATTCACAGAGGAGCTCATCGTGGACTTGGTGAAGTAGGCGACAGCCCATTTCCTTCAAGCGGGCGTCGTTTTCAATGTGAATCATGGCAGCCTTTACGATGTCCGCGGCAGAGCCTTGGATACGGGAGTTGATGGCTTGGCGTTCCGTACGGGCGCCGAACTTCCTGCTGTTGATTTTGGATGTCCGCCTGAAACGGCCGCGCATGGTCTGCACGTACCCACGCTTCTTGGCAGAGCGGATGGTGTCAGCAACGTACGCCCGGACGCCTGGGAAGGTGTCTAGGTACATGTCGATGAAGCCCTGAGCTTCCGCTACAGAACAGTTCCAATCACGGGCGAGGCCGTACTTGGTTTTGCCGTAGACGATGCCGAAGCCGATGGCCTTGGCCCGAGCGCGCTGCAGGTCTGCCCACGCCTCTTCATCGGTCATCCCGCGGTCTTCACCTTCAGCAGCCTTGCCTGATGTGATGAGCGCCTTGAAATCGTCGTAAGGCCAGTTCACCATCTTCGCTGCGGTGAAGCTGTGCATGTCCAGTCCGCCGAGAATGGCCTGAATCATCCCCTCGTCGCCAGACAGGTCGGCGAGGATTCGCATTTCCAGCTGGGCATAGTCGGTGACGATGAAGACCATGCCGTCCGGCGCGATGAACGCCTTCCGGATGCCATAGCGGTCTTTGTACTTTCCCGGGATGTTCTGGAGATTCGGGTCCGAGGAACCCAGCCGTCCTGTGATTTTCGTCACAGAGTAGCTGGTGTGAATTCTCCCGTCTTTCGCAACGTGCTTCAGCAGCCCGTCGCAATAGGTTCCCTGAAGCTTCTTGGCCTTCGCGTGAGCCAACAGCAGCTCGCAAATCTCAACGCCCTCGTTCGCGAAGTGCTTGAGGGTCTTTGCATCGACTTGCGGTTGTCCGGTGTCGGTGTAGGAGAGGGGCGTGAGGCCCAGGTCTACGAACAGAAGCTGAATCTTCTGTGGTCCCGAGTTGGGGTTGAACGGCCGGCCTACCGCGCGGTTGATGTTCCTCTCGTACTCGTCGATTTCGCCTTGGAGCTCCGCACGGATTTCCTCGATTCTGTCCTTGTCGACGAGGATGCCGCGTCGCTCCATCGCATAGGTGACCTTGAGCTGTGGCTCCTCGTCCACCCAGTAGTGGTACATGAGGGTTTCGCGCTCGTCGTCAGGCCACTTCACGACGTCGCGCAGTTCGCCCATCAAGTGCAGGCACACTTCTCGAGTGGCCCACGGGTCCAGGGACGCGTAGTCAACGAACAGGTCGTACTTCGGATGAGAAGGCGTCTTCGCGAGCTCCGCCATGTTCTCACCACCGAACAGCTCCTTGAACTCCCTCAAAGGGAGTCCGAGGTAGTCACGGGCGGTCGGCTTCAGGCCATGGTTGTTCTCGCGAGTGTCCTCGTCGTACAAGAAGTCGAGTACCACCGAGTCTACCCATCGACCCCCAAGTGAGATGCCTGCGTTGGCAAATCGGTGAGCGTCGAATTTCACATTGGTCAGCGCCTTCGTGATGGGTGACTCGAGTAGCGGTTGGAAGAATCGAATCAGGGAGCGAGGGATGTAGTAGCGAACTCCTTGGCGCGGACAGAGACCCATGCAGACGATCTGGTCGTCCATTTTGAGGTATTTCTTGCCGAGGGTCTCTGTGTCTACGCCAAGAAGGATATCCACGTCCCAACAGTCGCGGACGGCTTCTTCGACGTTGTCTGGGGTGACCAGGGTGGGCCTGGGGACGTGGGTAATGAACTTCATGTTTCCTCGATGAGACGGATGAGTGAGGGGATTTCTCCGGGGTCAAGTGACGTTTCCAGAGCACCCTCCAGCCAGGAGAAGTGCTTTACGAGCTTGCGGGACTCGCTCGTAATGTGGGAATACTCCCACCCCTTGGGGCTCGGCGGTCGCTCCCTCAGTTGTGAGAGAAGACTGCTTGCTCGCTCCAACAGCTTTGCGTGCCGTTGGTTCCAGAAGTCCCACGTGCCGACAGTGAACGCCTCGTTGATTTCATCGTCGGACAACCCCTTCCATCTCATGGTGGACAGGCCCATTCCAAACTCGCGCGGCGGTACCGCGCCCCAACGCAGAACGTCCTCGACTGTTCGCGGGGGCTTTTCTTCACAGGGCAGTACTCTGCTGAGGAGATGCAGCGCTTCGTCTGGCGAGAGCCAACAAGCAATGGCCGGGTCGAGGAACATGTCTCTACCGTCGTCGGAGTCCCGCAATGAGCTGTCGCGCATCATGTCCATGACGCCGAAGAACTCCTGCGGAGATTCCGAATGGGACAACCCGACACACGGGCGCGGGTAGTCGCCGTACCTTGCGGTAGGTACTTGCGCGTGAAAGCCGAGCTCGCGCATTGCAGTGAACACGTCAGCGTCTACTGGGATGACCAGATCCTCGAAGCGGAACACGTAGGACTCTGGCGTCTTGAAGGATACGTGGTCGGCTTCCGTGAACTTCTTCTTTGTCGTCGGGTAGACGGGCCTTGCTAAGCCGGCTTCCCACGCGTCGGTGAGGCTGCAGTAAGACATTCCACTGATGGAAGGGAAGTGTCGCTCGATGTCGTTCTCGATGGATGTCTGCCATGAGGTTGTTGCTTCAACCGAGATAGGGTCGTCAGCTCCCGCGGGGACGAACATCTCCTGTTCCCACTCGACTGTCCTGGCGCACAGTAAGTCGAGGTGAAAGCTTCTGTATGGATACCTCTTTGACAGTTCGGTCAACCCGATGAGGATTGACCCGCTGGTAAGCAATTCAGGGCGGGTACATGCGAGGGACCAACTGTTCCCGCCAAGCCAAAGCACCCCGTCCTTGAACTTCAGTAGCCCAGGCCCGAGGCCTTCCAATATTTCTGGTGTCATCAGGTCTCCGGTAGGTGAGGCGGGCACGCCGATGCGTGCCCGCCTAGATGTCAGCTCTTGGCTCCGAAGCGCTTGCCACCAAACGGCCGCGAACGCTGCGTGCTTCCGGTCGTGGAGTACGGGTTGGGGCACCCGCAGTTCTCCGCTTGCTTGGTGAGCACGGCATTGACGTACTTCGAGTGATCGTCGTCACCCTTGAAGTCGTCATGCTCGGGCGACAGCCCCGCAGGCTTGTAGACTTGAGTGAGGTCCACGGGCTCGAAGAGTTCCGCAACCTCGTCTTCCGTCAGGCCGAATTCGCCCATCACGAGCGCCGGCAGGTCCTCGATGAAGTCGTGCTTGAAGTTGAAGGAACGTACCTCCTGCTCCTTGCCGCGAATCTTCTTGATCTCCCCAATGCACTCGACGTTGACGAGGCACTGGGTCAGCTCCAACGGAACCGCCGAGTGGGAGAAGGACTCCGTTTTGTCGTCCCACGCCTTGTCACAGACGTAGGTCGGCGTCGGCAAGTCCTCGGCTTCGCAGGTCGGACAGGCCTGGATGTCGTTGACGAAGGAGCGTACCTCCTCTTCTTTCGTCATGACATCGTCGTCGTCGAAGTAGACGTGGTCGCAGCCGTCCGCCGGGCAGTGGTAGTCCACCACCCAGGTCTTGCCGCCACACACCTTCTCACCTTCCTCATGAACGCAAAGCGATTTGACCCGCTCCGCGTAGCTGAACAACATCTGGGCGTGGGTCTTGCCCAATTCCCATCGACGAAGGCCGCCAAAGCGACGCTCTGAAATCCGCGCGGACTTGTGCTTGCACCACTTGCAGCGATTCAGCGCGGTGGGCACGTTTGCCTCACCGTGAGCACACGCCGTCACGACGTCCTTGTTCTCCTTCTTCGGGTGCGGAACCCAGTGCAGGTACCGCAGGTCCAAGAGCTGCACAATCCACTGGGAACGTGGGTAGAGGCTCGAGTCCTTCTTGGCACTCTTGTCTTTCCCCTCGTTCTCTGCCTGAACCTTCTCGTGCTCATGGCAGTAGATGCACTTGCCATCGAACCACGGGTGACTCAGGGTGCACTCGTCGCTCCGCCCACCGTTTGGCCAGTGATACTGGCGGAACGTCGGCTCCTCGTCGAGGAACACAGCCGACGTTTCGGTCTGGTCCTTCGTGTTGAGTTGGAACAGGTTGGCCGTGTACGGCGGCCACCGCTTCTCGGTGGCAGCTGCAGTTGCTTTCATCTTCGCACGCATGAGGCGCGCCTTACCGAATCCCATGTGATCGTCTCCTGACCGGTCTTTTGAGCCCTTTTTCGCGGGCTTCTTTGCCGGTTCTGATGATGAGTTGCGCGACTGTTTCTTTGTTCTCTAGACTCCAGTCGACCTCGTCACGCGTGAGGTCGTCTGGCGCGTCTCTCTCCTGTGCGTTGGGTGGGTATCTGAGTAGGAAAACCCGGTCATACTTCATCAGACGTTTTGCAATCTGCATGGCATGACAGGACCAATCCTCCTCCTTTGTCTTCCAATGAACACGGACCTCAGCCAATTGTTGTCCGGGTTCGTGGTCGAGGAAAAGATAGTAGGGGCCGGGCAGTCTCGAGAGCAGGCGTTCCTGTTCCTTCGACATGTTGTCGCCCATCATCGCTACCGTGTGGGGGAAGCCGAGCTGGCGAAGCCAAAGGCACCCCTTGAAGCCCTCGACGATGATTAGCGGCGGGAGGTCGTCTCCACGCTTCGCTTTTGTTCGTTGGAGCCACGCGGTGTGCATCCCGTAGAGATGCGCTCTGTTGTCGGGAATGTAGAGTTCGTCGACAACGTCCTTGAGCTCGCCGTGCTTCGGAGAGCTGTCGTAGACCTTATACCGCGGATATGCCGAGCCAACACGACTGTCGTCGCACGCGCGGCCACTGATGGCGACGAGGTTTCCATTCACATCCCTTATGGGGAACGTGATGCGGTCGTGGTCTTCGTCGTAGCCGACGTCGTTATTCCAAATGGTGTCTTCTGTGAAGCCTGCGTCTTCCAGCTGTATCGGGAAGTTCTCCCAGGCACCCAGGACGTACTCTGGAATTATCACAGGCGCCTTCTTCACTCGTTTCGCTTTCGCGACGGCGCTGAGAGGCTCCCTCACTACTTTGCTGATCAAATCTCGTACGGAGTCATCGGGCAACCCGATGAAGTCCTTCAACAGCCTGCGGATACTCCCGTGCGCGTCGCACGAGAAGCACCGGAAGTACCCGCTATCCCCGTGCACCCAGAAGGAGCGGGGACGTGCCTGGCTGCACGGACACTGCGTCCGGTAAGCGTTGTCCCCCGAGGGACGTACATTTTCAAGATACGTCTCTAGGAGGGACTTGATGTCCCACGCCACGTTTCACCTCTTTCGGCTGGTTTTTGTGAACGAGCTGCCCGTCAGCTTCGTCCCGGTAGGGACAGTTATGTCCGCGTGCTTGGCCTTGGCTTTGGCCTCGGCGGACTTCACTGAGTCGTAGTCGAGTGTCCACTCGGCGTTTTCTCCTGTGACTTCGCCGAACCCATCGCACAACCGTCCGTTGAGCGTGAATCCAAGGAAGCGCTGTACGCTGCGTCCAGCATTGATGATGACCGCAGTGCGGTTCTCGGAGTCGTCAGAGATGATTCGCAAGCTATAGTCGACGCGTCGGATGATGTGGTCTGACCAGGCGTGTTCGGCCGAGCTTCGCCCAGCTCCTTTGATTCCGTCCCGGTTGGCGTGTCCAACTGCGAAGACGGGAATCTTCTTCCTCTTCGCGTACGAAGCCAATCGGTCGGCGGCACGCGCCACGTACTGGTGTTCGCTAGGATTCTTCTTGTCTTGCATGGCGTCATCGGCCAGCGCCTTGATGTAGTCGTGGATGATGACGTGAGGCTTGAACTCCTCGGACTTGGCCATGACGCCCGTCATCCCATCTTCCTGCTCGGTGATGAGGAGTCTGCCGCGCTCGGCGAAGCCCTGCATCGTAGCGTCCAACAAGGCGAGCTCGTGGTCTGTGAGTTCTCCTTTCAACATCCGGCCGTAGTCTAGGCCCGCACGCATGCAGTAGAGACGAAGACTGATTTCGTCGTTGGTCATCTCCCTTGTGAAGAAGAGGACTTTCAGGCCAAGGTCTTCGAAGAACTGAGCTAGGAATAGCATCAGGAACGTCTTCTTGGACTTCTCTCGACCGTAGACGTAGATGAAGTTGCCGGCACACACTCCGGGGGAGCTCTCGTTTAGAACCTCCCACGGCCACGGGTACCCCATCAGGCCTGCTCCACTACGGAGACGGCTCATCAGGTGCATGACTTCCTTTCGGTCATCTCCCGCAATCAGGTCGGTGTCTCCTTCCTGATCCCTTGCGTTGATGTTGTCTGCGGTTGCCATGAGACGCCGCTTGGCTTCCCAGGGGTCAGCTCCATTGACGTCCGCTAAGTCCGATACGGCGGTTTCAATGTCGGAACCCAATCGACGGGTCTTCAGCTCATGAACGAGGACGGCGATTCCGTCATCCTCTAAAACGTGCTGGTACTCGGGGAACTGGTCTTGGAAGAGAACCACGCTCGGTACTTCGTGGAACTGCTCATAGTGGTCGACGATTGCTGTCCAATAGATGCTCGCCTCATCGGTGAAGAGGTCGAGTTTGAGCCCTGCCTTGGTGGCTTCTTGGAGAGACCGACTCTCCAAGACCGCGGCGATAAGGGCGAAGTCATAATTCAAGTGGAACCTCCTGTTGAGGCCACAGGTACCCAACACGGCCTCTCGTAAAAGGGGCCGTGTTCTTGGGATATGAAGCAGGTGGTTCAGCCAACCTACGACGTCCCGGACCTGCGGTCAACTCAACCTCCAGCACCCCACCCGTCATCATCATCGGCGCCATTGAACGACACTTCTTCCGGAGGGGAGTGTGCGATTTCGCTGTCAACCAGGGCGACATAGTCCTCCTCGATGCTGTCACAGAGCGTTCTCATGATGGCGAGGCTTCGTCCGCTCAAGCTGACGAGTTCCACGTTCCCTACAGGGCTTCCTCTCTCCGAAAGCAACGCAAGCTTCGCTGTAGGTTGCTTCACTCCCTCTTCGAATCCGAACCCGAATACGTGTACTCCTCGTACGAGTCCTGGTGGTGTTTCCGTGGCCATCAACTCTCCTCGCGCACAAAGCGCTCTTCTTCGTTGTCTTCTTCTTCTTCGGCGTTTCCAATCTCTGGCCAGAAATGGTCGAGGATGTGATTCATCTCGTCGTCCACCCGTTCGGTGAGGAACTCTCGCGCGAAGTCTGCTGCGCCGTGAAGCTCTTCGACGGAGGACCCACACGGGAGTGACACCGTACACATGACCTCACCTTTCTCCCTCCCGTACTTCGTAGCGAAACCCGTCTTGTAGCTGAGCGTAAGGTGAGCTCCGCGACCTCGAATGAGCTCTCCTGGAGGTGTCTTTCTTGCAACACCACCGTCCTGTTTTCGGACCTTCTCGGTGACATCGCCGTCTCGCTTCTTTCGACGAGCGTCGACTGTCGACCTGAACAAACCGTCCATCAGCCCTCCTTCACCTTGAAGGAAACGCTGGGCGCCTTTCCAGGCATCTCGGTGCGGAATTCCCGAACGCTATCGTCGACGTCGCCCAAGAGGAGGAGGCGTTCCATCAGGCCCACATTGACCTCGGGGACGATGACGTGTTCTCCCTTCACCGAGAGGTTCATGAGAGCGGGCAGTCTCTCGAGGAGACCTACGGTGTCGTAGGTGATGACGGTCGACGTCCTTGAGATGGTGACCTTCAGCGTGTCGTTCTCGAAGTATCTGGTGTCCTTCAATTCCGACGGCGGGCTGCTCTTGGCGAGTGTCTTGAACTCGGTCTTGAGCCGTTTGAGGTCGGCGTCGAGCTCAAGGGCTTCCTCGTACTCTTCTTCGCACAACTCGCGCCGCTCTGCTTCGATGGCTTGAATCCGTTCCTCCGCAGCAGCAATTTCCTTCCTTGCAGCGTCGATGGCGTCGGTGTGGTTGGTGGTCTTCTCCGCAATGATTTCTTGGAGCTCTCCCTGGTCCGCCATGTTCTCGGCGATGTCCTCGAGTAGGGATTCGAACGTCTTCTCAGTCATCGGTACTCCGCACCGGGATGTCTGCCCCGGTATTCAGGTGGTGGTGCATGTCTGAGACCTGAAAGGCCTTCGAGAATGCGTAGTAGGCGAGCTGTGCGTCTCCGCCAGGACGGAAGAACGCTGCTTCGCCATCGTCTTGGTACTGCCGAAGCAGCACCATGGGGTGAAAGGTAGCGAAGGCCGACCTCTTCACGGGAATGCACGTCCCCATGTTGCTGGCCCAGAACAGGGGGATGGTAGGGTCTCGGGCAACCCTGGTGATGGTTTTCTTGCTATCGGTCAGCGTCTTGAACGCCACCTTCCCGAGTAGAAGGATGACGAGGGGGTCGACGATGTCGATGACTCGGTCGAGTCTCTCTCGACACGCCTTGACCTCCTCCGCTGTCGGGGTGCGGGTCACGTTTGGTGCGTCTGCTTTTGTGGGCCGGCACATCACCATGTAGGAGAGGAACACATCGTCTCGGGTGGCCTTGACGCCATCGAGGAACATGTCCACAAGTTCTCCTGTGGGACCTGACATGATGTGCCCTTCGGCATCATCGTTGTGGTCGGGCGCCTCGCATACGATGAGGACCCTCGCTTCTACGTTTCCGGAGCCGAAGACCACGTGCTGCCGGTTGCGCCCTTCTGGTCTACATAGGCCGCACCTTTCGCACCCGTCGTATTGGTCGTACAGCGCGTGCAGGGCAGCCATTCTCTCATCTCTTGTCACGAGGCCCTCCTACGGGTCGATGACACGGAAAGGAATCCCGTGTTCGGTGAAGACAGCCATCATCCGCCGGCACATGCTCTGCGCGTAGTGAACGTTCTCATCCAGAAGGACAATGACCATCGCGTGTTTCTTATCCTCCGTTTCTCTCTGAACTCGTCCTGTCATCTGCTGGACCCAATTGAGGTCCTTCAGAGGAGTCAGCACCATCAGGACAGTCAATGCCGGCTTGTCGAGTCCCTTGTACGCTAGGGACGTGACTGCGAAGACGAGGTCGTTTTCGTCCAACATACCTTTTCGTTTCTGCCAGGGAACCCCCCCGTGGATAGCGGCGCTCTTACCTCCATACCGCTCGCCTAGAGTCTCGATGTGGTCACGAGAATGAGACAACGCGAGGATTTGGTGCCCGTCAGAAAGCGCCTGGTCACATAGGTCGACGATGAGGTCGTTGCGCCCATCGTCATTGGTGAGCTCGACGTAAAACTTCCCAATGTTGAACTCCTTCCTGACATCGCGAGATGCTGCGTCATTGGCGGTGCCCCACTTTCGGCCGGTGCGGATGAAGAAGACGTCGGGTGTGATTTCTTGTTCAAGGTCGGTGTAGAGGACCGGCCCAAGGTGGTTCTGATACATGGCGGTAAGCCCGTCGCTTCGTTTCCACGTCGCGGACAGTCCCCAGCGATGCCCGTGACCTAGATTGGCGGTGAGGTTGAACTTCTGGGCTCCGAGGACCTGCACCTCGTCGTAGCAGATGATGCCGAAGTGACGCGCGGCCTCTTCGGGCCACTCACCGTTCTCTACCCGGCGGAAGAGGGTTTGCATTGAGGCAATGACGATGGGCTTGTCCCAGTCAAGCTGCCCCTCTTTGATGATGCCGATGTTCTCCTCATTTACGTTGGTGTGCTCCAACACTCGCTCGCGCCATTGGTCCAGCAAACTGCTGTTGTCGACCACCACCATCATGGGGTGCCCGACTGCTGCCCATGCGTGTAGGGCGACGACAGTTTTCCCCTTGCCACAGGCGAGGCAGAGGATTCCGGAGCCTCCCTCAACCAGCGCCTTCCATGCGGGGCGTTGTTCATCGCGAAGGGGGAAGGTGAGGTCGACTCCGCGTACTTCTGGGAAATCGGCGAAGGCGGTATTCTCGACAGTGAAGGGTAGGCCCCCCCACTCCTCGTAGGGAATTGTTGCTCGAGGTACCACCAAGTGCGTTGCGGTCTCTTCCCAAGCGACCAGCTCTGCTCCTGTCGCTGTCTGAAAGGTCAACGTGTTCTTGAGAACCTCGATGTTCGCTCTGGCCTTCGGAATCCAGAGCATGTCGTTGTAGCGCCCCTTCAGGGACGACAGTTTCGTCAATGCCATTGCGGCTCCTAGAGCTTCGGTGTGTACACGAAGCGCCGGCGTGTGAAGAAGACGGCTACTTCGTAGGCCATCGCGCTAATCGCGACTTCGATGGCACGAAGCCCCAAGTCGGCCATGATTTGCCAGAAGCCGTGTGGCCTCCATTCTTGGATGTGGCCTTCCTCTCTCAACGCAGGCGGGTGCGCCAGAGGTCGGTCAGTCGGGTCGTGAAACAGGGTTTCCTTGGGGTTGGTTTGACGCGACTTCTTCACGTCGATGACGCGAGGACCCGCTGTTGTGGTAGATGTAGACTTGGAGCCAGTCCAGGGACGGCTCTTGGCGCTAGGGGCTGGACTGCCTCCCCAGCGATAGGACTCATTTTGAGGTTCTGTCTTCTTGGAACTCAGACGGTCCCAGAGGCTACTGCCCACTTGCCCTCCAATGGCTTGGATGTGATACTTGATGCGGACTGGTTTCTTATGCGGGAAAACAGTCGATTTTCGCTTACCTGAAGGGGCAACAATGGGGCTTCAAGCTGCCGTTCTCGATGTGTATGACGACAAAGGGGCCTTACTACGGCAGTTCTTTACGGACCCCGGTCAGCTCCCGGACATCGTAAAGACGGCTTCGCCTGTTCGGGATGACGCGCCGGATTCTACGTTCGCCTTGGTAGGTCGAGAAGGCGACGGGCCGCTTTTGCGGAAGTTTCCGACCCACGATGCCGGCAATACCGTGTTGTCCTTGCTCTACTTCGGGGAAACTCACGAGAAGCTGGGGCAGGACCTTCGAATCGTCGCCGCTGCCGAACTTGAGCTGGCCTGTGGTCACTACGGGCTACCCGTACCTGCGCTCGTCGCGCACATCGCCGACCACCTTGTCGGTGACTACGTGGCCCCGGTCCAGGAAGGCGAGAAGGTTGCTTCAGAAGACGAGTACGCCCTTCAAACCGACGACGGTCCTCGATACCCGCTGCGTTCAGCGAAGGATGTCTCTACCGCCGATAGCTACTTTCAACGGCATCACAAGCGTTTTCGTCCGCAGGACCGACACGCTTTCGCGACCAAGGTCGCTTCGGTGGCCGCGCGGTTCGGCCTACCCCTCTCCGACATTCTGCAAGAGTCTGCAGGTGATGACTGGAACGACGACGCGTGTGAGTACATCGAGGCGCGCAGGCAGGTCATGCTTCGTGAGGAGGCCAGGCCGGAGGCGTTCAAGGCTCTCGACAAGCTGGCCAGTGCGGTGGGTATCGGGGACAAGGTCGACTTCGTCGAGGCGCTTGATTCTTTTGACCGACATACGCGGCTCAATCGCTACTACGACAGGTTCTTCCCCGACGCTTACGGCTCTACGTTTGGGAAAGTCGCCGAGGGCGCCGAGATTGCAAAGCCGACTTGGCGTATTGGGGAGGTGAGTGTTTCCCAGGATGAGCTCAAGCTGCTCTCTACGCACTCACGTGGTATCGGGCAATTCAGAGAGCACTTTGGTGAGGCGGCGGCTGCTCAGTTCGTCAAGGACCCGCTCGCAGTGTTCGAATCGATGCCGGCGCCGTCCAAGAAGATTATTGCGCGTTTGGCGGGTTCACTCTCCGACTTCCAGTGAGGGTTCCGTGGCGCTTTTCCGAAAAGCAGGCATCCTTGAAGACGAGAAGGGTACTCATTTCCAGGTGCTCGACGCGCTCTTGAACAAAAAGTTCGGTGACGCGTGGCTGGATATGGACCGCGACGCGTTGAAGCTGGAGCTCGTCGAGGCGTTCGGCGAGCTGGGGGACAACGCGTGGGAGCGCATTCAGGCGCTACGGCTACTCCATGCCAATGAGATGCCCTGGGAGGACTGGGGAGTGTTCGATAACGTCGTTGCAGCAATCGTCGGTTCTACGGCGGTCTTCAGCTACGTCCAGAAGCCCGAGCCGGAGGACTTAGTCATCGCGGTGTACGCGATGAAGGCTGTACGAGAGGTTCCCTTCTCTGATGAAGTATTGCGCTACATGGCAGCGGCCTGCATTGACGACACCGTCTGGTACGTTGAGTCCCCGCTGGAGGCAGTCCAACCCCATATTCGAGAGCATTTTTCAGAGAAGAACATCGAGCTGCCTTACGAGAGCGTCGCCGACGCGCTGGCTGCCGGAGAGAGCCCAACAGACCCTGGATCGGTCGTAGACTTCCAGGTTCATGAGGTGCTGGCTGTGCGGAAAGTGCGTGACGCGTATATTCGGAGTGTGAATCAGCAGATGAAGCAGGCGGTGCAACTTGGGATTCGGTAGCCCTTCCTTTGGCCCAGGCAGCGCGTCACGATTTTCCGGTTTTCGAAACGGGAACCTCGACGGGCGCAACACGTCGTTCCGCTACCCGAGTCCGTGGTGGGACATTGCCCACATGGACCTACCGAAGAATGTCAAGCAGCTGTTTCGTTGGGTCAGCTATCACTCGGTCTACAACCCGTTGGTCTCCTCCACGGCCCGGAAGATGGCGGCCTACCCCGTCACCGATGTAGTTCTCGAGGATGACGCCGAGCCGGGCTTCAACAAAGGACTGAAGCGCTGGGAGGATTGTCTTTACAACGTCATCGACGTCCATCGCCTGATGATTGAGGTTGGCCTGGACTACCACACGTTCGGTAACGCCTTTGCCAGCCTGTTCTACCCATTCCACAAGTACCTTGGCTGCCGTAAGTGCAAGGAGAAGAAGCGCATCAGGACGCTGAAGTTCAAGAAGGAGTGGGACTTTCAGAACTTCGAGTACAGCTTGGTGTGCAGCTCGTGTGGACACAAGGGAGCTTGCAACGTCACCGACGAGTGGTACCACTCGTACAAGGACCTCCGAGTCATTCGGTGGGAGCCCGAGTACATCGATATCGACTACAACCCCATCACGGGCAGCAAGGAGTACGCGTACACCATCCCCCCTGAGGTCCGGGCCAAGATCATGACGAAGAATCGGAGATACCTCGAGGAGGTACCCGACAGCTTCATACGCGCTTGTCGCTACCAGCGTCCCGTCGTGTTGCATCGACTCAACATCTACCACTTCTGCGCACCGACCCCCTCGGTGAAGAGCGCTCGTGGTTGGGGCTTCCCACCGATTCTCCCGGCACTGAAGGACAGCTTCTACTTGCAGGTGATGAAGAAGGCTCAAGAGGCCGTGCTGATGGAGCACATGGTGCCTCTCGATGTCATCTTCCCTACGGCAGCCGACCAAGCCGCAAATCCCTACATGACCGTCAATCTCGCGGAATGGAAGAACAAGGTAGAGCAAGAGATTGGCAAGTGGAAATGGGACCCCAACTACAAGCCCATTATGCCGCTACCGCTGGGTCATCAGCGCATTGGCGGCGACGGCCGAGCCATGATGCTGACGCAGGAGATTCGCGTATGGTCAGAGCACATTCTGGCTGGCATGGGCGTGCCTCAAGAGTTCGTTTTTGGGGGACTTACCTGGTCTGGGTCGTCAGTGTCCCTGCGTATGTTGGAGAACCAGTTCCTGACCTATCGAGAGATGCTCGAGCGGTTCTTACGTCATTTCTTGGTGCCCAACATCGCGCGGTACATGAATTGGCGGAAGGTGGACCTGCACATGAAGGCATTCAAGATGGCCGACGACGTGCAGATGAAGCAGCTGCTCATCAACCTCAACCAAATGGGTAAGTACTCGGACAAGAGCCTCCTCGCCGAGTTCGACAAGGACGCTATTGAAGAGCAGCGCATCATCGAAGGCGAGCTCCGTCGGCGTCTCCAGCTCCAGCGGTTGGAAGCAGTCCAGCAGGCAGAGATTCAGGGTGAGGCTCAGGGCGTGATGCAGAAGGCCCTACGAGACGCCACCGAAGAAGATGCTCTGCCGCAACAGGAGGCCGCGAATCAGCCCCCTGTAGCAGGCCAAGGGGGGCAAGGCCCGCAGGCAGGCACCGGTAACGTTGTACAGCTGAGTAAGGCGTGGGCGAAGCGCCTTCAGGGAGTCGATGGTGGCCAGAGGAGCCAGATATTGGAGCAGATGAAGAAGCAGATGCCACAAATGTTCCAGATGGTGACGGCCCAGATGAAGAAGAGCGTCGACATGAAGCCCCTGCCGGAGCAGGGGCCTCCTCGTCGAGCAGCTGGTCCGATCTAGTCGGAGTCTTCTTCCTCATCCTCTTCTTCGGCGTCGGAGTCCTCCTCTTCCTCTTCTTCTTCTTCTTCTTCTTCTTCAGTGAGAGAATCCTCCAGGCTACGTTGCAGTTCCGACTCTTTCCCTGGTGACATGAGCACCTCCGTGTTTGGGCTCATCTGCTTATGAGAGAATCGGTAGAGAGGTTTTCATGGCGAGCTTGTCTCCAGAGCAGCAGTTCGACGACCTGAAAGACCGGGTGAATGAGGCGCTGGACTCGATTTTTCCCGTGATAGGGAAGCGCTCTGAGGTCCACCTTCACGGCGTCGAAGTACGAGACGACACCAGTTCGGCCAACGTCCGTGACCAAGCTAAGGCGCTCCGAGAAGGAGTCACGTGGGCGGTTCCCGTCTATGCCGACATCTCACTTCGTAGGGACGGAGAGCAGATTGATCGTCGGAAGGTGAAGCTATTCAACCTCCCCCGCACCACCGACCGCCACGGCTATATTGTCGGTGGCGCCGAGTACCAGGTGATGAATCAGTTCCGCCTGAAGGCCGGTGTGTACCACCGAGTACACCCATCAGGTGACGCGCTTGCTGAGTTCAACTTGGCCAACCGAGAACAGTTGGCCAATGGCAGGTCTTTCAAGGTGCGCTTTGCTCCAGAGAAGGCGTTGTTCTACATCGACCACAAGAACAGCAAAATCCCGGCGTACCACCTTCTTCGTAGCGTCGGCGTCACCGATGAGGAGATGCGGGGAGCTTGGGGGAAGAAAATCTGGGAGAAGAATCGGGACGTTGCGAAGAAAAGGAGGGCGTTCAGCGCACTGAATCGCGCAGTGCACGGAGCCGCACTCAAGAAGAATGATGACGTACCGGAAACGTTGTTTTCCGACCTACTAGGAGGTACCGAACTCCTGGACTCGACTACGGAGAAGACGCTAGGCAAGGGCTTCAGCACCGTCAGCGGTGACGCGTTGCTGCGGGCGTCGAAGAACCTCGTGGAGATTATCCGAGGAACCCGGGAACCTGACGATAAGCAAGCTCTTGAGTTCCAGACCATTCACTCGGCCGCTGACCTCATCACCGGAAACATCCGGAACTCGAAGAAGATGATTCATCGGAAGATTCGCAATAACCTCGACAGGTCGGGGAAAACGCGAGTGCGCGGCGTGGTTCCATCGGATGCGTTTCAGAAGCCTGTGGACAGCTTCTTCTCGACGTCCTTGGCTGTCCAGAACGACGTCGTGAATCCCCTTGAGATGATTGCTGGCGCGTTGCGCACCACCATCATGGGAGAGCAGGGTGGCATCAAGTCATCCTACGCAGTCAGCGACGATGCGAAGCTCATCAACCCCAGTCACCTCGGCTTCCTCGACCCCATCCATACTCCAGAGGGGGAAAGGACTGGGCTGACTCTGTCGTTGCCCCTTGGCGTCAGGAAGGAGGGAGACACCCTCTTCGCATCGTTCGTTGAAGCAAAGTCCGGTAAGAGGACTCGGCTTACTCCGGAGCAAGCGGCCCGCGCGACTGTTGGTTTCCATGACCAATACAACCGCAAGGGGAAGAAGTGGAAGGCTCGTGGTCGGAAGGTGCGCGCTATCCGCAGCGGCGAGGTTGTACACGTCAAGCCGTCTGACGTGGACTACATCCTCCCGACGCCTCGCGGGTTGTTTGGCGTGTCCTCCAACCTGGTGCCGTTTCTGTCCAGCAATCAGGGCAACCGTGCAATGACGGCATCGCGGCAGCAGGAACAGGCCGTGCCGCTGAAGTACCGTGAGGCTCCTCTCGTCCAAGTTCAGACGGACAGGGAAATCACCTTCGAAGAGTTGCTCGGAGGAGCTGCATCTCGAAGTGCCCCCGTCGACGGTACGGTGAAGATGGTGAAGAAGGACGCCATCATTCTCACCGACAAGAAAGGCAAGGACCACGAGATTCAGATGTACCGGGACTTTCCACTACAAGGAAAGGCCGTCTACGACTCCGAAGTGAAGGTCAAAGCCGGTGACGTCGTGAAGAAGGGGCAGCTCCTGGCCGACTCCACGTTCACTAGAGACGGCACGCTGGCTCTCGGCACGAACATGCGCGTCGCCTACATCCCCTTTGATGGGTACAACTTCGAGGACGGCATCGTAGTGAGCGAGACGGCGTCGAGGAAGTTGACGTCGATGCACCTCTATCCGAAAGAGGTTGCCCTCGGCCCCGAGACCATCATCGCGAGGTCGAAATTCATTGCACAGCGGC